ACACCAACACTATAAAGTTTACCAGTATCACTTCCATCTGAACTTTTTATAAGACTCTTTCCTAAATTATATTTTTCTCCTGATACTTTACCTTCTTCTGTATCCCTATGTAAAGCCCATAGTCCAGTATCATCTAATTCTGTTCCAGTTGCATTTATAAAAACATTTCCAGCTTCCATAGTAGATGATTCTTTTGGTGCTTCTTTCTTTATCACATCTTTATAGTCATATTTTTTCTCACTAAATGGGCCCATAGTACTTTTTACCGAATGTACTGGGTCTTCAAATGCATTATTTCCTAAACCAAGAGCACCTAATAATCCCCCAACTGGACTAGCTACTACTGGGGTTTCAATTCTTGTCTTATGTAAACCAACTAATCTATTATCTTTTCTACCTGCTCCAGAAACTCCTAATGCACCAAGTGCTGAACTAAATAAACTACCAAGTAAACCCTGTTCCTCTTCTTCTGGAGTTGTTATATTTACACCATCAAGTGATGTATCATATGAAGGTGGATCATTAACATCTAAAAATGTTCCATTAGTATGTCGTGGTAAATGTAGTCCAGGTACAATTGAACCTATTACACCAAGTGGATTAAATATTCTATTTTCTATAATTGGGTTTTGAGCCTGTAAAACAAATTGTTTCAAATTCCAAATGATACCTCTTGGTGTTAATGTCCATTTTGCAAATCTAATTGCATCTTCTGCAGTTCTAACAACATTTAAGGCCAAACCACCTCTGAAAATTCCCTCATCTAAACCAATACTATCATAACCATCACCAATATCGTGAACTATAAATGGTTCATCAAAACCAAAGTTATTTGGTTCTCGTAATGCTTTTGCCATACCACCTTTAAATTCATAAAGTTTATCTATATCTCTTAACCTAAGTTCTGAATGAAGTTTACCCTCTTCACCATCAATAGTATTTTCTGCACTTTCACCAAAATCTCCAAGATTTGGTTTATTTGTTCCATAACCAACTCTTGCATTAACCACTCTGTCATAACTTATAGTAATTAAATTACTACCAAAATCTTCAATATCAAAATCTGTATCAACCATTTCTGATACAAATTGTCCACTTGTGAATCTGGCATTTATATCAAACATATCAGTAAATGAACCTTCAGAAAAATTCCAATCATTTCCACTACCAATTATATAATGTGATTCTACATCTTCACCATGTGAAATATTAAGATTAAATCCTGGATGGTTTTCATCACCAAAATAGTTTACCGCGGTTGGTGTAAAACCATCTTGATTTACAAAATTACTTACTTTATGTTCTGGATGTAAATGTAAACCTGTTTGATGTGTATCATCGAAATAATTAACAAATGAACTTTCAAAAATACTTGAATCTTCTAATGGATTATAATCAGGTGTGAAATAATCCGTACCATCGGGATTCATTATATGTATACTTTCTGCATCTGATAATGGATTATAATTAGGTATGAAATAATCAGTTGTTCCCAATCCTGTAATAGCATTCTCAACATACTCGGTTGGATTATTAGTTTGTCTATTGGGTGTAAATCCAGTAGCCTTATCCTCACCAAAATATTCACCTTGTTTCACTCCTACCTTTGAGTAGTTGAAACTTGTAATATCTGTTAACATATCTATAAGTGCCATTATTATTCCTTAGTTAATCCCTCTACTTTAGTACCTGTTTGGTTGTTTGCTTCTATAATTTGTTGTAACATTATCAGAGATTTCTCTTGATACACCTTTGTTGTCTCTGAATCCGTTACTTGATGTTCTGCCATTTTTTTCATTGTATCTGGTTCTTCTGCAGATACTTTTTGTTCTATTGCGGTTGATTGTTCTCCTATAACTTCTGCACTATCTTTATTCGCCTTACTTATATCTCTTGCAGCTAATCCTGCATCTATTGCGAGAGATGCTGCCGTTCCAAGTCCAGGAATTATTGAAGCAGCTCCACTTGCAATTTCTCCTACTGCACCTGCCAAATCACCTTTCATCAATCTACTGAGTCCAAATCCAAGTCCAGCTATAAGTCCTACACCAGGTATTTTCTTTAAAGCACTTTTCGCTAAAGTCTTACCTGCTATTTTTGCAGTTCCTTTTGTAACCGCTGCTTTGGCTGCCGCACCATAAACTTTTTTACCAGTTGATTTCATTATAGCACCACCACCTTTTTTGGTTAATGCTTTTTTACCTGCAACTCCTAAAGCAGCCTTACCCATTAACTTAGTACCACCACTTTTCATAGATTTCAGCATTCCACCTTTTCCAAAACCTTTAAGCATACCCATGCTCCGCGCTGCAGTAAGAAGAAGAGTTACGGCCGTAAGGCCAAGGGTTGCCTTTATTAAAAAACTCATTACTTTTTGTAGGCCCTCAATCCCTTTATTTAAATTTTTGGTCATATTCGCTTGTTGTTTTTTAATATCTTTGTCGGCATCTTTTACTTCCATTTTTCCACCTGCCAACTTACTCAATTCATCTACTGAAACTCCAATTGAATCTGCCAATGCTCTTCTTTGAAGAACATTCATCTTTTCTAATTCTGCCTTACCACCAATTTGTTTTACTACATCTGCGGCTGCTCCTGCTAAATCACCCTCAAGTGCTAATGCTCTTGCCTTATTATAATTTAATTGTTTACCAATTAACATTGAGGCTTCCATTTCTTTCTCTATGGAAGATTCAAAGTCTAATAGGGAATTGGCTATTTTAGCTGTAGTTGCTAAATTTAATCCTAACTTTCTTGCCTGAACTGCAGCCTTAGCTATATTTTTTCCACCATCTAAACCAAACTCAGCAAACATTTCTGTATTTGCTGCAATATCATTCATAATGGCTCCAGGAGCGACATTATTTGATTCTGCTAACGCAGCTGTAAATTCTAAGGTTGCTTTTGCACCCGCTTCACCAGCTGACGAAATTGATTCCATTGCTTTAAAAACTTGAATACCTGTTTCTGAAGAGACACCAAGTGATTTTGACATCAAACCAAAATAATTTACATTTTCTTTTGTAACGGCACCTATTCCACCCAAATTATTTGCTAATTCTCCTGCAATTTTTGTACCATCGATTCCCAATACTGAAAGTGATGAATTAACCAAAGTTAACTTTGAAGCCAACTGTATAGATTGATTAGCGGAAGTTCCCAATTCGTCTTGGAAATCAAAAGCTTGTTTAACTCCCATACTAAGCATTTTAACAACTGCTACTAATGCAGCCAACATTAAAACAAATGGATTTTTTAATAATGCCATTGAAAATAACTCAGCCTGTGCAACCATACCTTTCATGCCCGAAACACTTGATCCTATAGTACCAAGTAATTTGTCAGTAAGTTGATGTTGTACTTGAACTTTTGCAACCATATCTTTATTTTTATCATAAAGTTGTTTAGTAAACTTTGTTTGTTTTTTAAGTTCTTTTACTTTTTCTTTAGCCTCAACAGTACCAATCTTTTCTAACTTTCTAACTTCAGCAGCTGCTTTTAAAATTTTCTTTTTATGTGCTACCATATCGAAAGCTAATGCAGATTCTTTATCGGTAAGATCACGAAGTTCATCTTGGACATCTGAAAGTCCTTGTGTAATTTTTAGTTCTTTCTTCTTAATTGTTAAAATAAGCTTTGCTGATTTAATATCTTTCTCTCGTTCAGCTCTTTGTGTCTTATTTAACCCATCAATACCTTTTAATAATCCTTTGATTTTTTCTTGCTGAGCTGCTTGTTCTTCCGTAAGCTTGATAATTTGTTCAGCATTTTCGAGTGCTCTATCTGAGTCGGCCATTTATTTTTTCCTATTTAAAATTAGAATTAAAATCCTAATTCTCTATCATACTTCATATATTTATTTGGATTCTTTTTAAAATCCTTTATGAAATCTGCAACCTCTTCATTCCCTTTATCTATAATTGATTGAATTTTCTTATCACTAAGTTTTTGAATATCTCTCTTCAGGCGTGCAAAGAAACCCTCTAACAAACCTGCTTCGTGTAATTTTCTTAGTTGTGATTCTTTAATTTTCATGGAATTTTCCCTATATGATTTTATTCAGTAATAAATATCAAACTTTAAGATTTTTGAAATCTTTGCTTAGGTTGTTGTTTTTCTATTTCTGCGTTTTCTTTTTGCCGAGTATCAATTAACAATTTAAGATAAAATCTCCTTAAATATACTGGCATAGTGTAAATTTCGGAAAAGGTGAATCCCTTTCCATGATAAATTATATTGTAAATTTCTTCGTGAAGTTCTTTTTTATAATTCGGACTCAGGCCAAAAAAATCGTACTCCTATTGGTATATTTACCGTATGGAGTTCTCCTATTTGACTTTCGTATTCACAATCAAAATTTATATCAGGTGATACTGAATTATATTTTTTACGAAATGCTTTTGTGTCTAATGATAAGAACTGATTATCAACAAAATTATTAATAGTTTTTCGTTCAGTTTCACCATCAACCGAAATAATTTGTTTTTTTAGACGAGTTGTTAATTCATTTGATACTCCAGTTACCTTTGATAACTTATCATATGCTTTAACTTCTTTATCAATTTCTTTCTCGTCTTTATGTGTGAGTAATTTAAATTCAAGTTTCTTCTTAGTGTTAGGTAAAGTAAATGAAAATTTGTTTTCTTTTGCACTATTAAAAACTTTTTCATCTATTTCCTTATTCTTTAACTCTGTTAAATTAAAAGTATGTTCTACTTCTAATCCCGTATCTGGATCTTCTATCACTACTGTATAGTCTTTACCATATCCCAATACTCTTGTGCCTACCATTAGTGCATTTTTATCACCAATTAGTAAGTCATCTATACTAACTTTAGGGTCTGCGATAACACTTTCTAAAAGTTTATCTATTACTACTCCCTTTTCAATTAAGTTTGTTGAAGTTAATATATCTTCTTCTCTTGCTGTCATATATTTGACATCGATTGTTCCTGAATGAAGTGGACTATCCTCTGGATAGAGTGAACCTTTTGAAGGTAGAGCCAGAACTTCGGTCGGAAAATCGTACTGATTTTCAGCCATTTTTTTTCTCCTATGAAATGTGTTTAAAACCGTTTATTTATAATAACTATTATTTTAATTTAAAATAATCAAATTTATTTTTTTTGTTGTGAAAAAATCTTTTCAGCTCCTGCTATACCGAAACTACCTAATGTAGTTAATAGAAAAGAATTATAAACAACTTCGTTAATTACTAAATCCTTACCAATAGCACCTGTTACAATATCTGCAGTTGCAAATATTACCATCACTGCAAACGCACCAAACCCTATAATAGATTTCTCGTTATATGAGTTATCATCTTTAAAAATATCTTTAAAGGCCATGTTGTTTTCCTTATAGTTTTAGAACGAAAGTACTGCGTAGTCGTAACGAAGTGTTAACGATATATCAGCGACATCTGCTCCATTAGCAAAATCTAAGTCATTGAAGTTAGCGGTTTGTATGAAAGCACCTTTCAATACCCACTCCTCAACTTTATCACCTACTGGACCTAAAAGATTAAATTTAATCTCTTTCTTATAAAAATCTGAATATCCATCACGACCTGTTACTGATTCGTGGTGTAATCTTACCCACTCCATAACTGCCTGTGCTCCACTTGGAACGATTGGATCATATAGAGTTATTTCTAAAGGCTCCCATGTACCTTTACCTTTAATATATCTTTTAATATTGATATGATTAAGTTCAACTTCTTCAAAGGTAATTTGTGGTCGATTCATTGTCTTTACAAAATAAGAAGGTATTCCGTCAATATACATGACGAAACGATTTTTCGTTTTCGGTTCAAACGGTGTAAAAAAGATTTCGTCTGCTGCTAATATGTCGGCCATTTTGTTCTCCATTTTAATTATTTGCCGTTAATTTTTCTTCGATAATAAATATCAGAAATCTAAAAAAAATGAATCTACACACTATAATTATATATCATTATTAGAAGTTTTTTAGAAGTTTTTTCTATAGAGTCAAAATTTTCCCTTAAAAGAAAATGAGACACCCCGACTTTTTGACTTTTTTCGTAGAAATGAAAAACCCACACTCTAAATTGAATGTGGGCTCTTCGTTATAAGACAGTATTTTTATAAGTTAAACTTACTCAGGGAATGCTGCCCCAGTTGGTTGAACAACAAAATCCAACACAATGAACTCTGCAGTTCTCGTAGGTTGAATAAAGATTTGTCCTCTCAACTCATTTCTATCAACAACATCTGGTGTGTTGTTAGAGTCATCCATCACTACTTTAAATGCTGACAAACCACTATTAGCTTGAACTGATTCTAAGAATGGATTAACTATTCCTAAGAATCTGTTTCTTGTTGATGCTGTGTTTTGTTCGAACACCAAGTATCTTGAAGATGAAGCAATGAATTTACGAAGTCTAATTAATAGTCTTCGAACATTGATTCTATCAAGAGCTGATGGTTTTCCCTGTAATGTTTTTTGTCCAAACACTACAACTCCTTGTCCAGGAAAAGATGCAATTGGATTAACACGACCTTCATAAAGAGTATCTCTCTCTGTATGTGTTAGTCTTGTTTTTGCTTCCACTACACTTCCTAATCCACCTCTGTTTAAACCTGCAGGTGCGAACCATTCGTGTGCTACACTATCTGTAAATGCGATTACTCCAGGTAGTACAACTGATGGCGGAACCCAAACTGGTTTAGATTTAGTGGTATCAATCACTTTGACCCAAGGATAATAAGTTGCTGCATAGTTAGTATCAAGAGCGTTTATATCACTAACTGCATTTGATACTGAACGACCCCATCTTGAACCATCCATTACATAGAAAGCATCAGCACGAGCTTCAACTTTACTAATTGCATGTTTGGTTACTGCTGAGTGATATTCATGGACAACACCAGGTGTTACCAATAAATTAATATCATACTCATCAGGGTTACTAATTGCATTAATTGCTCTCTCATATGATTTTGAACCACTTGCTAAAGTACCACTACAATCAAATCCTTGTGTATTTGATGTAGAAATATCAGTACCAGTTGCTTTTAATGTAGTTGGATTATCTCCATCATATCCACCTTGAAGTGGTGCAACAAACTTTAACTGTGCTTTATCAGCTACACTTAATGTTAGTAATGTAGAACCATTAGCTGCAGTATCTACACTTAAATCTGTAGCTGCATTTACATGCCCATACATATTTTCTAAACTAAATGCTGCATTTCCACCTGTACCACCACTTGCTGGTAAAGGTGCTAAGTATTGTTTGTTATTGTCAGCGTCAAAATCCCATCCATAATATTGATTTTTATCAAATTTAGATGTAGATGAATTAGTCTGATTTATCACAAAACTACCACTTGGTACTGTTGAAGTTCCAAGAGTTGGATTAGATACTGCTGCAAAACCATGTGGTACTAATGCTTCATTAATACCTTCAAGTTCTGTTTCATAATCACTAATACGAATATGAACTGAACCATCTGTTCCAGGCCAATCACCATTAAAGGTTAATTTACCTACCGAATCACTTGTTACATATCTATCACCGATTCGTCTTGGTGCATAGTTTGGTGAATCTGGATCAAAATTGAGGTCTACAAATGATTCTAATACTTCTTTATCATTAGTTTCACCAGGATTGTTTCTCAATACACGAAGTGTAAAGTGAGCCCAATCACTACCAGCTTTTCCACCTGCTGCAATTAAATCTGCAATAGCAATTTTGAAATCACCATTAACAGAATTTCCATGTGATTTAGATTTAATCTTAAATAGATTTTTTCTAGCTCCACCACTTAATTGTGAAATGAAGTAAGGTGAAGTTGCCACACTATAATCATGAGTAAAATCTTCACCTGATGATGCTGATGCTGCACTCAATAGTGTAGTTGCATCAAATCCATGTTGAGATGAAAATTCCTTGTATTCTTTATACACATATACATTTGTATTTGTAGTTTGTGGGTCTGAACCAAAAACTTTTGTTACATAGTTATCTGAACCAGTATCAAATGAGATTGTTTTTGCAACACTATTAATTGTTAATGTAGTTGCATTCCAATCAGCACTTGCATCAACAGTAACCATAGCAGCTGCTCCCAAATCTAAAGATGAGTTTGCTCTTGATGGGTGTAATACTGCAACAACTTTAGCAGTTGATCCAGCGGATCCTGTTTGTGCTAATATTGGTGTTAAACTTAATCTTAATGTACTTGGTTGATAACCACCCAATCCTAAGATACGAACTATCGTAACAGAAGGTGCGTGTTTTAAATATTCCTGGGCTGTCATTGGTACATAGAATCGACTATCCAAATCACCAAAGATATTTTTAAATTCTGAAAAACTCGATACACGAGTCGGTGTAAATGCGGGGCCTTTAACGGTTGGACCGATAACTGCAGCACCTATTTCAGCAATACCTTGTGGTAGAAAGGATAAGTCTTTTTCTCGTGTAAATACACCAGGACTTACTATTCTTTCAGCCATTTTTATTCTCCTAAAATGTTATAAATTATTATATATCGGAACGATATATTTCGGTTAATAAATATCACGCAATGATCCCAAAAGGGGCCAACCTGATACTTTTTTTATATATTAGGAAGCTTTTTCTTGACTGGAAGCTGTATCAGTAGATGATTCTACTGGAGCAGGTGTTTCTACTGGTGTAAATACTCCTGTTTGTGGGTCGAG